TTCCCGAGCGTTGTACGCCCTCTACCATGCCTTTCCAGCCTGATCCCAAGGCAAAATTGGGAATCCGAGCCAGCATTGCCTCCATCCGAGGCAGTATTCGACCCGCCAGAGCGATCTTGGTAGCTCCGCCAGTCATAACGTCGAACGGAATCGTGGGTGCGAGAGAGCCAACGGCGTCAATCAGCCCGAAATACTGTCGCTCAAAGAGATTACTGCCAGGAGCAACTTCTCGTGCGACCCCCGCTACTTCCTGTCCTGGTTCCACGAACGTTTCCCTGTACTTCTTGAACGCGTTCAATCCTGTGATCGCACCAATCACGTTATTTATACTCGCCACCGCGCCGGTTGTTGATCCACCGAGTCGAATGGCTGAGTTGAGCATCTCGTTGTAGATTGCTCCGCCAAAATCCTGTAGAAATCTACCGTGGTGTTCGTCGTCTATGGAAGGAATAGTTACAGCGGGTTTTGGCTCAACACCAGTATCAAACACCTCATCAGCAGTAAATATCCTCTTGCCCCCCACCGATGGTGCTTGGGGGCTGTCTTGTCCTGAGAAAACTTCTTCTGCTGTTACAATTCTACCCGCCATTGTCTATGACCTCAAAAGTTCCGTCACTCAACACCTTGAACTTGCCGTTGGAATTCACTATAATCTGCCCCTCAAGATACTGCCATTTGGGGACCCCTTTCTCTACGCCCACCAAACGCTTTGCGTAGCCGTTCTCTTTCTTTACATCGCCGATACTGTACTGCCCGGTGGTATCACGATAGAACGTATTCGCCTGCGCGAGTCCGGGAATAGTTTCTCCCTTACCATTCACGCCCCCCTGAATGATTGGACGAGCGAAATTCTCCCACTGATCCTGAGTTGTAAGCCCCTTCAGTATATCCGGCGGAGTGGCAAGTACCCTCTGGTGATACTGAGAAAGCATCTGGGCTTTTATATCCCTACGTTCCTCCGGCAAGAGTTCTGGGAACGTACTATCCACATGGGCCTTTATCATCCTGTACCCGGCAGACACCACATCGTTGCCTTTGGTCCAAAGCCACCACCCTGATACCGCACCGGCCTTGTCTATCGCCTGGTCAAACGGCATCGCTCCGGCAATAGCTTTCTTGCTGATGTTGTGTTTTGTGGTCATAATAGCTACTTTATCCTGAAACGAATTCCTATCTATTATGCCGGAGTTGTACGCTTGCTGAAGATCCCTATACAACTCCAGTTCCTTGTTCATGTCAGATATGTCGGGACGCTTATTCTCGGCGGATTTTGATATCAAATACCCATCCCACTTGCGGTCAAAATCTTCCAGTACCGATTTTCTCTGCTCCGCTCCGAGTGGCGTTTTTGCTGTCGCCTGTGTCTGCCCGGCTATAAGAGCGTCCAGATTCTCCAGATACGCCTGATTTGTCGCCTGGGATTCTGGGGTAGTGAGTTTTTTCCTGTTGGCGAATATCGCTTCCCTCTCCGCAATCAAATCCACCAAAGTCGTTTGACCACTATCCAACCCAGAAATGAAATCTCCCACCTTACCCTTTGCCATGAAAAGTGTGCGGTACTGATCGTCAAATACCCTATTTATGATAGCGTTACGTGCCCCATCTGAATATTTCTTGATTAACTCTGCATCAATCAATCCGTTGTATGCCCCACCGTCTAAGTCGGCTTTTAAACTGTTAGGTCTGGCCACCAGTTGGGCATCAAGAGCATATTTTTGAGCTGACTTCCACGCATCGTCGGTAACTTTCTGGCTAAACCCCCGACTAACCATATCCCCAGCAACCGTCTGCCCCTGAATCAAATCGTTTTTTATCTTTCTAAGCCCATCTGCGCCGGTTGCTGTCGTGGCGCGTATCGCAGTACTATTCTGGATGTCAGTGAACTTGCCCACCTGAATCTCGTTGTCCCGGTGAAATGCCCAAGTAGAGAGCGCCTCGCTGTCCTGCGCTACCGCCGCATCTGTAAGTCCCTTGAAATGCTGATACGCTCGACCGTTCAGACTCTTTCCAAACTCAGATGACATATCAGTGGCGAGTTTTCTAACCGCTGCGGGGTATTCGAGAGGTTTGTCCGCGTATTCCTGCTGCATAGCAATCTTTTTTGCCCCGTACTCGAATTGGAAGTCGCCAAAACGCTGGTATGCGGACAGTTTGTTTGATGCCTCCTCCCGTTTGGATATCATTTCCCCAAGAGACGAAATCGTGTTCCCTATAATCTCTCCCACCCTGCTTGTGCCGGGAGTACCGACGGCTTGCGGAGAAAGGTTCGGAGCGTTGTACTGCGTAATTTTTGGCATTATCCTCCCATCACTGAACCGGCTGCTTTAAATATGCTCGACACAAAAGCGGCTTGACCTTCCTGCTTCGCCATCTTCGCCTTCTTTGAATATAGCCGCTCGTAGTTGATACCTGTGGTCTCAAGAGATCCTGCCGCCTGAGTGTATTTTCTCAGCGTCTCTCGGGCGACCAACTGAGGCGTACCCACCGCTTCCACCCCTGAACTTATATATTCCATCGTCTGCTTTGCACGAACGCGGTGGCCCTCGTCACGGACAAGACCTGCCTGTTTGAAATAGTCATCTTTCGTCAACGCCCCCTGTTCCTGAAGCAACGACGCCGTTTCTCTTCCTGCCTGTAAAGCAGAAAACCCAGATACCAAATCCCCGATCCCTGAGACTATACCGCCTACTGGAATCATTCTTCCTCCCCAACATCAATCGATGGGATCACTGCAAGAATCTCCATCGGAAGTGGTTGATCCTGAACAAAGTAAAATTTCTTCTCACTCGCGTATCCATCCTTGAGCGCCACCGGCTTCAACCCAGAGAACAGAGTTGGCGGCATATCGTAGTAGCTCCCCCCGGCTTTGCGATACATCGGCTGAGTGATCCGATACAAACCCTTCAGCGACACGCCGAATTTTCCGCCCATTGTGTTTCGTAATTTCAGAAACACTTTTTCCACTGTCCGATTTCGCGCCTGCGTAGTTCCCGGAATCCCCTGAACCTCAAAGTCAAGCGACCTGCCTATCCCGGTGTACGGAAATCCAAGTATGATGTACCTTGCCGGGTAATCGAGCGTAACTTGTCCGTCAGCTACCGTCTCACTAGGATGAACCGCACCATCAGTTAAGATTGTCAGTTCTTCGCCCTCCGCATGATTCAATCCCCCCACGTCAGAAACTGTAAGATACCACCCGCCCGATGCAAACGTAAGGCTCAAGAAGTCCTGCCGTATGTTCACAACTACCTCTGTTGCCGAGGTATACTCCACGATCTCCGCTATACCCGTCTCATCCCCTGTCAGAAATTTCGCGTATATGAATTGTCCGACACTGTCAGCAGTGAATACGTCTGCCCCGGCAGTCACTGTGATTCCGTCTCCCGTGAGCGCATCCAGTGTCAGAGTCGTTGTCTGTGTGGTATCGAGAACTAAGGCGCTGTCCAGCCTAACAAATTTCTTTTGTTCCTCGAATACTGATTTCGTCCAACGTAGTGTGTCCGCCGCTTCATTGTCTTCGCCCGTAAAGAACTCGGAAATATCGGGGACCGCAGGGTCCAGAGAAAAATATTCTATATACCGCCGTGTAGCACTGTTTATCGTCCTCTCAACCACCATTCCCACCCGGTCGAATCCTATTGTTTTCGATTCTGTGACCATACTGATTACTTTCCCGCTGCCGCCAATTATCCGACGCGCCCATCCTGCTACATCATCAGACTCAAGAATCACACACGGCAGCACCGTTCCATCTGTCCTGAGGCAGAAGATAATATCCGGGCGACCTTTTGCATATACTATCTGAATAATTCCGCCAACTGTTATTTCGTCTGATATGATGTTTTTGTCAAACGCCTGGTAGGAATCCTGCGCCAAGCTGTACCCAAAACTCCTAAGCGTCAAACCACCCTGTTCAATGTAGTACGTCTGTGTTCCTACCACCACCGGCATCATGTCTGCTACACCGATGCTCGCCACAAGGTTCACGTCAATAGCCGTAGGCGTTATTGCCGCACCATCCTGCCCTCCATTTGCCTTGTATACGCCGCTTGACGCGCCTATAATCATAAACCTCTCAGTGCCACTGAACCAATATATCCTGTGCGCCTGAAAAGTCTGCGCCGGAAGTATGAACACCATGCCGTCAGTGTCCACAGTACCAGTAGAGAAATCATCATACTCCGCCTCACCTGTGTCCGGGTCCGGCCCGCGGGAAAGCCAGAATGTATCTGGGTCGTTGTTTGTGCCCCCCACGTTGAGTCTGCCGCCGTAAAAGCCCCCGGCGCCAGGGAAGTCACCAATCTTCGTGAATAGCCCCAGTATGGGCTCCACAGTACCACCAGATGACCACGTAGTGTATCCCGTAGTATCCACGTCAACCCCGAGTTCGTTCGTGAGGCTGAAGGTGTTCGCGTCAATCTTCTTCACCCAGAAAAACAAACCATTCAACTCGGTCATCCCCACTATGCCGGAAATGTACACTTTGTCGTACGTCTCGAGTCCGTGGGCGTTAATTGTCACCACCCCTGCTGCGGCCTTTGTAATTCCTGTGATCGCCATACCGGCTTCCCGGACTATTGCTACCTTCCCCCCGTCAACATATGCAATGAACCCCGAAGTATCCACTGCTGCGCCCGCGAGAGTCTTGAGACTGAAGGTGTTTGCCCCCACATACACCACGAGATACTCGGTCTTGTTGAGTTCTACCATCCCGTTTACTTGAGCAATGTATATCCTATCATTGTCGATAAGCCCGTGGACCTCAGCTGTAGTAATAACGCCCGGGTTAGCCTTCGTGATCCCCGTAATAGTAAGCTCAGAAGAGTATCTCGTATACGCTGCCACGGACCAAGATGTCGCACCCGCACGAATCAAAACTCTTGGCTCCCTGCTGGGGTGGAAAAGATACATCAGATCCGCTGTACCGCAGTATTTGATCTTGGGTCCTTCAGACGCAAGATAAGGAGACGCTATCTCGTACACTCGAGCGACGGTGCCGCCGGATGTCCAGGCGTCAGCCAATGTCGTGTCTATCGCGTTTCCGTCAACGTCCGTCAAACTAAATGTGTTTGCATTGATATACACAACCAGAAAAAACTGCTTATTGAGCGCCGTCATTCCTCCGACGCCAGTGAAATATACCTCGTCACCTGTTGAAAATCCATGTCCTGTAATGGTAACTACGCCCGGGTCTGCCTGACTAATGCCTTCAATTGCTTTGGCAGTCTCAAGCGACACCCCGCCGTCGTGGTGAATGCGGATCTTGTAATCTGTAAATTCGAGACTGTATGCCTGGTCAGTGTTAAACCGGAAAGGGACCGTCCACGCATCACGGTTAAGTTTGGTGTGAATACTGAATTCTGTCCCGGGGAAGAACCTACACCCCCCGGTCAACAGAGGCAAAAAATTCTTACAAATTTCAAGACCGTTCTTGTAGAACGGCCTATCCACTCTCGCCCAAACCTCAGGAGATAATTCGCCGGAGGCAAAATTATTTTGAAAGAAATTTAAGTTCATGTGAAAAGGTGGACACCATCAGATCCCGTGGAACGACGGCCCCGGCTGCGAGCGGTTAATAGCGGGCTTTTATAACGGACTTTTGGGGGGTTTTCCTGCCCGTTTTTAGACCGGGCTTTCGCCTCCCAACGATCCCGGAATTTTTCCATGGCCGGTATCGCCTTGTTAAGCCCGGTAAGTGAATTGGCAAACATAACCGCGGTTTCCCCCACAAGAAACATCAAAAATATAGGGTCAAAAAGTGTTACGTCTTCGCAATCGTAAATGTAACATAACTGAAGCGACGCCGCGCCATCGTTATCGATGAGCAACCTGTCTCCCTCAACTACAAAGTCTGTAATAGGGTCGCTTACCGGAGCATCTCCAACATAGACGTAATTGACGTAATCGTTTGGCAGGACATACGCATCAGCATACTCGAATGCAGGAGCTGTTGCGTCCCGGGCAATGGTTGCACGTTTCCGCGCAAAATTCCAGGGAAACATACGAAGGAGGGATCGACGTAAAGCGTCGTACCAGCGGGCCGCAAGGGACTCTACATCACCTTCCGGGGTGTCAATACTGGTAACGAGTTCAGGATACCGTAAAAGATCGAGGGATAAGTTACAAACTTCCACTGGTGAAGTTGGAGCGCTCATAACTTATCCCTCGCTTTCGTCTTAGTCGACGTACTCGATAATACCCGAGATAGTTCCCTCGGCTGTTCCCGCGGTGTTACCCGTGAGAGCTACATCGAATTCGCCGTACTTATCTACATCAGCCGCGTCAATCGCAGCGATCTGCCATGCTTCCTTTCCTACGTCGGCAATAGCGACCAGATACTCTTCAGTAAGAGTAGACAGACCGGCGTGGGGATCAAGACCGTCTTTGAAACAAGCCTTGTCGATCGCTGCTCCACCGACAGACAACGGTTTATACAACCCGATGTCGAGATCAGTGAGTCCGGTCAATGCGTCACAGGCCAGCTTAATGCTGACGATTTTTGCGTGGGGTGAGATCTTGCCCACTCTCCACACGGATGTATCCGTATGTGCACCCTTCTCGAAAGAGAAGAGGATTCTCTTCACTACTGCACCGCCAGAACGAGCGGCGACGTCCTTATCGACATCTTTACTTGACGCATTCTGCTCAACAAAACCAGCAAATACTGTCATGTTTATCGCTCCTTTCTTACGCGGTAAGCTTCACCTTTTGAACCCGGACGCCCGCAGTACGAACGGCGCCAAGCTCTTTGATGACGTTGATGATGGTAGTCTCGATCTTGGTCGGATAGTCCTTGACTTCGACTTTCCTCTCAAGTGATATACCTAAAGCGACGCCCTTCTGCGCGAGAGCGAAGGAATAGCGGTACGTATCTGAAGCGATCTCGAGGATCGGATCAGTGATAGACGAACCCGCACCGAACGCGACTAAATCCATGCCCATCGCGCTGGTGATGATACCCTTGCTGATGACATACTGGGAAGTATAGTCACCGCTGGTGAGCTCAACTTCGCTCATCAGATCCGTGTGCTCGTCACCGGAGATGCCGATGACTATGGGGATCTGACCCTGGTTTCCTACTTCGGCGTCGATGAAGTTCGCACGAATCTCCAGAAGTTTCTCGTATGTAAACGCTGTGGAAGCGTCTACAGAGAAAATTCCGTCATTCGCTGCGGTTACTTCTGTCGCAAAATTACGACCCGTGTATACCGACGCAAACATCGCGTCGTAAATCACGCGATCCGTTTCGCGCTCTATCGCCGCAATACACAACTGAGCCAACTGGCTCTGCGGGTCTGCTAACATACCTCTTACGTCCTTGTTATCCACTAACAAGGTCACTACCACTCTTTCCCGGGACATTTTGCGCCGGGTAAACTGAGCCTCTACGGGCTGAATATCGGGATTCCGGCCATTAGCTCGGTATGATTGTACTTCGGTAAGTCCGTCATGGGCGAAATCATCGCCATTGATAGATTTCCGTACAACATACGGCGTAAGGCGGGAAGTCATCTGCTGTTCCTGGATATCCAGGGCAGCATTAAACTCGGTTATCTGAACCACATCGTAGGACATGACTTCTCCCGGTTAACGATTAACTTCGATTTCTCCCGATCTCCCGATTACGATCCCCGGCTCTCCCGGACGCGCGTCGTTCGATTAAGTTTATCAGTTATCTTTTCATCGATCCCCGGCTTCCCACGCCGGACGATTACTCCGATGTCGCTGATAAACCTTTTTACCACCCACTTCACAAATTGTCAAGGAAAATCTTATTGCCCCGACGCACCTGGCAGCAACTTTCTCATATCCGCACGTACCTTTTCCATATCCTGAGTCAGTTGCGCGTGTTTTGCACGATCTTTGAATGGGTCACTCCAGCAAGGATCTTTCATAATTGCTGTCATCTTTGCCTTCAATGATTCCATCGTCTGACTTCCTGACCCGCCCGCGCCCGGACCGCCGCCGCGAAATGGGTCTTCGCCGGTAAACTTCTTTACTGTCGACTCGATAGACGCAAGAACCACTGCGATCTGATTGTCGTCCATACTGGTGAGAAGCGGCTTAACATTCTCGGGCAGGTTTGCCGCAAGGTACGCTTTTCCGTTCGCCATGATCGCGTCTTTTTTGTCGCCAAAGAATTCAGTTGCCATTTTGGAGAACGACGCATCACGATTCTGTATCATCCGCTGTTCTGCCGCGTAGAGCGTCTTCATCAAACCAGTGAAAAGAACCTTGGCCTGATGAGGACTCGCAGACGCCCCATGCAACAACGCCCGAAATTCCTTGCTCTCACTTGCCTTCTTAACGTAATCCGCCGGAAGACCCTCGATCTCCGTCGGCATATTGTACTTGTCTGCCGACTCTGGCCGCAACTTCGCGTGAAACGCATCCCATTGTTCCGGGGTGGAGTTTGCGTCGGGCAATGCTCTCTGACCCAACAACACCTGGGCCCCATCAAACCCTTTGACAAGATCGCCAAAAGTATTTATGTTCTTCATGTACGGCTTTGCGCGAACGTCTTCAGGTACAAGTGCCCTGAAAGAATCCCCCTGGATCGCCCCGAGTGATTCCGGTGTGATTGCCGCTGGTGCTGGCGTGGGCGTCGGTGTAGGTGTAGGTGTTGGTGTTGGTGTCGGGTCTGGCATATTACTCGCTCCTTTCGACTATGTTTTTGGTTTCTGCGGTCATTAGTTTCCGCAAGTCGTGATAGACTGATTCCCTGCCTACGTTATATTCAAGCGACCCTCGTTTCACGTCCCCATCGGGCCCAATAACCACTGGGTTGCTGTGAAACCCCGACAATCTCATAATGTACTGAAGAACATATCTTACATTCGGGTTCTCAACTCCGTTCAACGCCAGACGAATTGCTGCATCCTCGTTAGCTTTCTTTTCCGCGGCCTCTTTCCGCGCCGCCGCGGCTGCCTTCTTTTCCGCCTCTATGGCTTCCGGTGTCTTTGTCATGGTATCATCTCTGCGTATCCGGCTCCGCCGCCGTTGGTTAGCCCGTTCATGCCCGCTCTTGTCGCCTCTGCCTGGGCGTTTTGTTGGGCTGCTGAACCTTGTTTTGCGCCTACTTCCGCCGCGATCTGAATCTGCTGTAACTGTGCCGCCTTCTGTTGGGCCTCCTCGTACGCTTTCAGTCTCTCAAGGAACTCTTCCTCCGACACAATTGCGTTCGCCGGGGCGCCGTAAAGATCCTGAACGATGGGTATCGTCCTTTTCTTGTCCAACCAAAGAAGCAACTCCGGGGCCACGCCGCTGAACCCTGCCGCAAACTGCCACAAGGAAATCATACCCCGTGTTTCTTCTGACTTCAAAATCCTTGCCGCCGGGGATATGAACTCGATGGGGTAAATTTCCACTCCCGAGTCACGAAGCTCAATCAACTCGTCCGGGATCAGCAACACTGGCTTCTTCGCAGCAACCAGCCTGACGTGCAAGTCTGACCCTTCCTCGACTCCGAGATCGCCTTCCTCCTCCAGTATCGCGAGAGACCGGCGTATCACTGGTGTGAGTTTCTCCTCGATCTGTCTGCTGAAGATTGACCCTGTGTTGTCTGCGCGAAGTTCATTTCGTATCTGCGCTTCACCAAGAGTCATACGAGTCTGATTACTCAGATCCGTCAGTTTGTCGTTCAGAAAGTGCATCTTGATTTCGTTGGTGAGATACTCGAACAACTTCAGTGCCGGGGCCAATGGACCCACGTTCCCAATCTGTCCTATCGGCGCCATTCCAGTTATCCGGGAGTTTGTTGCGTCGATGGGGATCACTGCTCCGGGAGACCGGTCAATCGTTCCGTTCCCGAACGTACCGTCATCCAGTATGTACCACGAGGGCAAAATGGAAAGCTCACCACCCTTTGTAATGATTTCAATAAGTGCGT